CCATGTAGATATGCACATCTGCTTTTAATACTTTTATATCAAAAGGTTTTGCTTGATATACACTAGGGTCTGCTTTACCTGTGTAGTATTCCCATTTCTCTCTAATCAAAGTCTTATGATCTTGATCTGCCTTTTTTCTTAATAGATTAAATTTATTAAAATGTATTAGATATTTGTTATGTAGTAGTGGTATATTTACCGACTCTCTATCTAATTCAGTATCATCTAGTTTAAAGTCTTTATTAACGGACTCTTGTAATTCTTCTAATGTCATAACAATATTATATCATATTTTTTATTAATTGTAAAGCCGTTGCTCCATTTCTTTTTGAGTTATGTAGGTTAGGTTATCACATCCCTGCCATTCGTTTATTGTGGAAGCGGTTTTTGCTTCCTCTTCTTTATTTACCTTATAGAATTGTACGTCTTTAAATTTATCAAATGTGTTCTTATGTTGCATTATCCAGTTATACATCTCGTCTGGATTATCAGGTCTAGCAGCCAAGTCATCTTTCTTTGCATAACTTTTGGTGCCTGCATAGATATTATTTACCTTGTCGTCATCTGAATATAGATCATGACCCACTAGATATACCTCTTTGGCATTTAATTCACAAGCGAGATGTACCGATCTACTGCCTGTTGCATAAGCAAAGTCATCTACCTTGGGATCAATATCGGTAACCTTATCACCAGGTTTTACACCTGTCACATAAGTTATACCTAAATTCTTACCTTTTGTAAGTGTGAATACACCATCTGCCCCATGATATACAACTTCATCACATCCATTAGGCTCGTTATCTATCTTACCTTTACCATACCACTTATCTGCTAACATCATATCAGCAACAACATTAGGCACAGGCGTCCAGTAACCTAGATAACAGATTGCTCTGTGAGCATACCCTGATCTATATACTTCATGACTCATTCTTGAATCTAACGCCACTAATATATCACATTGAAAGTCACGATAGATTGCATTACAACCTATTACGGTTGCGTAATCTTTCATCTTTACGAGGTCTAGTCCTATGCGTGATTTACCATTGCCGAGACATACGGCTTTGTCGATCCATCTTAAAGTTTTCATCAATTTTCATCCTATTATTATGTAGTAGATATCTGTACAATATCATAATTTAAATAATTAAAACTTGCTTGTACTGTTATATAATCAACATCACTTGCCTTGATATCATAAGACAATGACCCTAGAGAGATAGGATATGTATTTGAAAATCTTATCTCTGTCTTTGCAATATTCTTGCTATTTAAAACTGTTAGTGTTGCGTCTGAATATGTACCGCCCTCTGCTAGAGGTGCTGGTGTTCTCTTTGATCCTGTTGCGACTGAACTTGCAGTCGAACCAGGAAATCTATCAGCGCCTGTTGCTTGTAGATCAGCAAACTGTTGATGATTTTTAGGAAATCCTAGACCACTTATCCAGTCATGTAATTCTTTATAGTTGTTTAGATTTTCATCAACAAGAAATGATATGTCTAAAGTCGAATAGTTTATCTTATCACCAGGTATGGGATAATCATATAGTGGTGTAGGTACAGTCGCTGTGCCTAGACTTATGCCAGGTATGTTTGCTGTCTGTACAAAAAACTCTACCTTAGGTAGTTTTGCCATTTTAAATCTAAACTGTATCGGACTTGCATAATCTAGTTTGGCAGGTTCTCTGTTGATTATATTTGTTTCTGTCATATTACTATTTATAATGAATTTCACGCTAAAAAAAAGGGGGAATAAATCCCCCTTTTTTCGTATTCTGATTTAACAGATATTACATGATGTTAGTAATTTTAACTCGTCTGTAATATAAGTTAGCTTTTCCAGCAGCAACAGCACCTGAGTTATCTAAAGCACCGTCTCCGTCTGAAGTTGCGAAAGGATTTTGTACCATTCCGTATCTAGTCTTGAATCCAATTTTTGGTTGGAAACTGTTTTGACCAACTGCTCTCACCATTTGTAGTGGAACGTATGGGCAATAGAACAGACCAGAATCGTAAGGTGAAGTTCCTTTGTAACCAGCAACGTAGTATTGACTAGCAGATATGTTCGCAGCATATGGATCAACATATACTTTGAATTTACCGTTTAGTACACCAGCGAAAGTATTACCAGTGTCATCTACGTTTAAGTTTGTTGCAAGTGAAGGAGCGTAATCTAATACACCTGACATTTGAAGTGCAGAAGCAACATCAGCTGAACAGATAATTATATTACCCTTTCCTCTTCTCGTTAATTGACCAATAGCATTAGCGTCTCTTTCAAGTTGGAATAATAGTCCTTTGAATTTCTCAACTGACCATCTACCATTTGAGTCTGTGTCTAAGTCAAAGATACCAGCAGTTGTAGTATTTACTTGTGCACCCGCTTTAGCGTGTGAGTAAATTGTTCTAACTACTTCTCTGTTGATCTCAGCAAGGATCTCACTTGATAAGATATTTGCTAATTCAGTCTCAGCGTCTAAACCGTGGATTGCTTTTAAATCTTGAGCAAGTTCCATAGTGTATTCTGCTTTAAGAGCTCTTGACTTAGCAGTGACAGTTACCTTGTCAATGCTGAAAGCCATTTCTGCGAACTCATCTGAACCATCACCTAATGTCTCTGCCTGAGCAGTAGTCATACCAGAACCAGTTGTGTAAGTTCCAGCAGATGGTGAATCGTTTAGAGTTGCAGGGTTAGTTCCTGATTGAGCGTCTGGAGAACCAGTGTCACCAGCAGCGTCTCTAGCAGAAAAGTCTGAATCAGCTTCGTTGAATAATGCCTCAGCACCTGCTTGTGAACCAAATCTTGATTTCATAGCGAAAATCAAACCAGTTGGACCAGTCATAGGTTGAACACCGCAAATATCGTATGCGATTAAGTTAGGCATTGCTCTTCTAACTAATGATATTAAAACAGGATCCCAGTTGTCAACAGATGAACCAGTTGCGTTAGCTGGTGCAGCTTCTGACATAAACGATCTGTCTTCTCTAACTGCTTTTTCTTGGTTTTCAAGAATTACAGTTGTCACAGCTCTTTTGTATGCGTCACCGATTTTTGGTAAATCAGGATGCTCCAATACTGGCTGCCATTTTTCTTGTAAGTTTTCAGTAAGATACATTTTTATCTCTCCGTTTCCTATTTAATTTAAATTAAACCTTTACAGATTTAATGTTTTTAGTTATAGCGGCTGTATATGCAGCCATAGCATCGGTATTGCTCTCTGTAGCAGGAGCGTTAGCCGCAACTGAATCAACTTCATCTTTCGAAGCAGTTTCTTCAATTTTAGTTTTAGGGAAGTAAGATTCTTTAATAGTTTCTAACTTCTCTCTAAATTTATCAGCACTTTCGTACTCAACATTCTCAGCCATCTTCTCGAATTTTTCTGTCTCTGTGTCTGCTAAATCGTCTGAAATTTCTGCAACGATTGTAGCTCTGTCAGCGTCAGAAACTTTTTTACTTAACTCAACATTTTTTTCAATCTGTTCGTTAAGTTTGTCTTCAAGTTTTTTGTTCTGATTTGTTAAGTCATCAAGTACATTATATTTTTCTTCAGGAACATCAATGTAGTGTTCTTTGAATAAGTCTTTAAGACCAGTAATGAAGTCTTCAGCGATCTCAGTTCTAATTCCTCTTTCAACCGCTAATTCATTTTCTTTCATCCACTCTTCCACAACATAGTTTAAATAACTGTCAACTTTTTCAGTCATCGCTTCTTTGATTGTTTCTTTTTCAGATGTAAGTTTTTCTTCGTACTGTGCTTCAAGAATCTTAGTTTGTTCCTTAATTCTTGTCTTAACAGCAGTTTCAAATATAGTAGCTGCTTTATCTTTAAATTCTTCAGATAGATCAGCGTCAGATGAAACTAATGCTTTAACATCATCGGATAGGTCAATTTCTACTTCTTCCGCTGATTCTTTTTTCATTTTGTCTTTCATCATCATTTCTTTTTTATCATCTTTTTCTTCAGCGTCATCTGCTTCCATTTTCTTCATAGCATTCATTTTCTTCATAGCGTTCATTTTCATGCCGCCAGCCATTTCAGAAACTTCTTCAGAATCAACTTCTTCTTTTTTAACAGATGAAGGTTTTTGGTCGTTTGGTAAAGAACCATCGTTAGCGTCTTTGTTGACCTGATCTGATACTTTCTTAATCTTTTTCGTAGCGTCTGGGTTAGTGTCTGTTGGTTTCACAACAGCCGAACCTAGATCCTCTGCGTCATTTTTAAGTTCAGTAGATTGAGCTGGAGCGGCGTTCGCATTTACAGCGTTCTTCACTTGCTCTTCTACTTGTTTTTCTGTATCGGACATTAGGTCTCTCCTTGATAATTTAATTAATTAATTAATTATTAGTTAATATTATTTATACTTTTAAACATCTCAAAACCTACGCAGCGTATAGTTTTTGCGTCTGTTAGATTTTGCTTAAAAAGTGTTTAAATATTGAAGCTTTCTTCTCTGCCAATTCGGCACGTTTAGTCTTCTCTATTTCTTCTTTGTATTTTTCAACTTCCATACTTTTCAGTACTCCGTTGTCCCATACCCACTCTTTACCTTCCATAATACCTTCTACGAAAGCGTCTGGAGCGCTGGGGTCTGCAACTATATCAGCTGCGGTTGCGAG